GAAGTTTGCAGATGGTGAAACGGTTGTCGTGGATTGTTCGGACGATGTTTTCCTGAAAAGGATACATTTCAAAGGGAATCAATCCCTTGTCAACTTGAACAATCTTGATGTAGTTTTCTATGAAGTGAATGGGGTCGTTGGAACACTTTATGTATTCTTCGACCTGTTCGGGAGTGAATTCTACAGGAGTATTTGCTGCCTTGATGAGGGGATTGCCAAGATAGTGGTCATTGTTCTTCGTTGGCATCCTTCTTCTCCAACTGCTTTGCTTTCTTTCGTTCTGAAAGGAACTTCTGAAGTTCCGCAGTGCTTCCTACATAAATGGAATTGTTGGTTATGGACTTTGGTCCACCCCCACCCTCTTCCTTCTTCAAATCCTTCATCTTCTTATGAAGATCCATCAACTTGCCGTTCGCATCCAAACTACTATGAATCAGTTGCGCTACCACTTCATATGCGCGTGGACTCTCGCTTTCGCTAGCTACATCTAGAATACCTTCTATAGCTGCTTCAGATTGGCTTATTATGTTTTTTAGGTTTTTTCTTACAAGAGCATAATCTGAATCAGCTTGCTCTTGTGTAGCTGGTACAGCTTTTACTTCTTTGATTTCTTTTTCTTCTACAATAGGAATATATTCTACTCCTAAGGCATCAGATATGTTTTTTTCTACTTTATCACTCATTTGTAAAAGTTCTTAAGGAACCTTCGGCTCCATCGTGCATTTTCAGGCTATTTATACCTTCGTGAATGTCACCTTTAAGAAAATATTCGATTTCCGTAAATCAAATACGACTGATCTGAAGCTGTTGGACTGAAGTTCGATGGGGAAGCGTTGCCTGTAATTTCAGTATCCAAAGTTTGAAAACTAAAATCTCCGTCCGTGGTATAAAAAGGAACGACGACTTTACCAACCATTCCTTCGGGTATGACAACTCCAGAAGCAAATCCAGAAGCACCAGAAGCTCCAGTGGCGCCCATTGGGAGACTTTTGGTTGGACCATAATAGAATAGCTTACAAGCGAATTCAATACTCATCGACACGGTTTTTCTTGTGTCGAAATTGCTATCTTCCACATCCTCATCATATATCACATTTTGAATCACAAAGGGAACATCCACACTCATGTCGGTGGGATTCACCATTTTAACAGTGACAGAGTATTCGGGTGTGAACCACGGCAATATCTGTTCCAATATTTGAAGACAGTCCTCGGTGTTTTTGGTGAAAGCATGAAGTGTGAATGTTAAGTTATATGGGACTCTACCGAATCTATAGCTGTAGAGATTATTCGAGTATGAGAAACTCTTTTGAAAAGTGTCGTTCTTTCGAGAAGAATCATATATCAAAGAGGAAAATTCAAACGCCATTCTAGGGAGAGACATGTAAAAATCGTTTTCCAAACCTGGATTTTGATTTAATCTAGAAATGAATTTTTGCTTGGTCATGTATGCTATGGGAACTTTCACTCTTTCTTTCTCTGATCCATCCGTATTATATCTTGCGACATATATGTCGTTGAAGAGAGAACCAAAAGCGATGACAGCTTTCTTTGTGATCGAATGATAGAAATATTCATACATTAGGACAAGTCTCCAAATGGATTGAACTCACTAAAATCGAGGAATTCATCTGCTTTTTCTTGAATCTCGTCGTTGTCATTAAAATCTTCTTCGTCGGTCTTGGTTGTGGAAGAAAGAATCTTGGCATAAAGACCATTCTTCATCACATATCTATCCAAATCGGCGGTGGAATTTCTCCAATACCCGATGGTGTCCTTCATGACCAACGATCCCGAGGAATAACTCACCACAGTTGCGGAAGAATCTGCTGCGGTCAAAGAACCAGATGTAGCACCATTTTCAAAAGTATATACCGAATCTCCCTCAGAAAAAGATCCTGAACCCACGGGAGTTCCGATTGAAAGAGTTTTGGTGAATTCTTTTTTGTCCACTGCGTCGTCTATTGCGTCTATTTGGGTATTTATTCCCTCTTCGCTGTATTGGAAGAGTTCCACGTTGAGACTGTAGACATAATTCTTTCCCAATTGGTAGAATGGGTTTTCATGTTCCACGAACTTGATTTCAAAGAACTTTTTGGTCAACGGGAACCAAAGCAGATCACCTTCCATCGGTCTGAATTTGTCAGTCACGTTTTGGAATCTTTTCTTGGATACCACGAAAGTGGCACTGTCTCGTATCTCAAGACCAAACTTTCCTATGAAATCTCCGTCGCCTTCAAAACCATCCACCGACTGAAGATACATTTCTATTATGAAGTGTTGTCTGAAGGAGGAAACGGGGTCGTCTCCGAATATATCGGGTTGATAGTTGAGTTCTCTTGGGAGATAATATATGTCAAACCCGTGAATCTTGATGGTTTCTACCACCAAGTCTTCTATGAGAGTTTGCTCGTATTTTGAATTGTAGTTGATGAAATACTTGTTTGTTGCCATTTCAACCTACCATGAAGTTTGGTGGAAGTTCGAATTCACTTATGATTGTCTCTTCTATCTTGTCTATTTCTGCCTGAGCCTCTTCGATCATTCTTCTTCCGTTGAATGTTACTCCACCGGGCATGGTGATTCCTTCGAACTTGGAAAGATTTTCCCCCCACTGTCTCTTTATTAGAGCTGTGGTGTATTTCTTCAACAGACGATCGTTGTATATTTCGGGGTATACTCTAGGATCGAGAATTCTGAAACACTCTATGATCAAATAGTCATTCGGTTGAAACTCTTGTCTGAGTGTCATGGGAAAGGTTATTTTGTTCGTGACTCTACTGAATTCAATTTCTTTTTCGGGTGTCAATATGTCCGAAAGAAGACCAAGATATTGTTGAATCATCGCATAGTTTTGAAGATCGAAAGACCCGAAAGTGTAGAGTTCGTTCAGTGCGTATTGGTATCTAATGTCAAACATTCCAATGGATGTGTTTCGAAGTTGAAAAACTCGAACCACACTTGCGATGAGATCTTCCAACGGAACTGTTTCAGAAACACCGGATTCGGTTGCGGTCACATTTCTATCCGAATCGTTAAAACCCGTATTCGAAGCTTTCATGCTTATGTAACCATTGTCTATATCCTCTTGAGTCAATCTATATTTCAGAAAAACTCTCTCCACCCCATCAAAATGATATTCTGAAAACAACTGCATGGCATCATCGAGACGATCTTCTATTTGACTGCCATCCACGTTTATTTCAATCACGGGAGCGCCAAGTTTTCGAAGACAATAATCCACCAACTGCTGTCTTCCTGTAAGTCTCGCCATGTGAAAAATCTCCTAAAAACCTAGAAAGTATTTAGGAGATTTATGATTATGGTTTTCGAACCGTCTTTTTAGATGGTTCCACCTCTTTTTACCAAAGCATCGAGGGCAAATTTGTGGTTTGCTTCCACTCTTTGCTTTTGGTCTTGTGGCAACTTGTTTTCTTGGAGGAGTTTTCCAGTAGCAATGTATGCTTCTCGATATCTTTCAGTCCAAAAAGAACAGATTGCGTATTCATCCCAAACTCCCCAATCATAAACACTCTGTCCCACGAACAACGCGCCTTCGGGGTAGTTCAGGGAAATTGCGACCTTCGCATAACGATATCCCTGATCGAAACGAGAGTAGAGACGACAAATTCTCGCAGCTGCCCAAAGGGGTTCTGCACGATATGGTGCCATCTGATATGAGTCGAAGTATACCTTGAGGATTTCATCGATTGGTTTATTCAGGATTTCCATGATTCTTCCAATTTGATACTTGGAGTAGAATGCTTCTTCCTGCCATCCACCGAGGTCAACTCTCTTTTGATACCATTCCATTGCCTTTTCCCACTGTTGGCAGTCTCTATAACTCTGTGCGAGATAGAAGTGATAACGATTGAAGTCCTTCTCATCAACATTTCCAGATGCAATAGCTTCTTCAAACACCTTTGCGTCGTCTTCGTATTTCTTGGGATTGGAAGAACGGGCACCATCCTGTATGGGGGTGTTCGTGAATCCACGGGCAAAATCTCTAGTTTCAATCTTTTCTTTACAGTCAACATATTCGTGAAGAACTCCGCGATAGTAGAATTCCTTTGAGTTGGATGTCAACTGTGGACGATGATACTTGGTGTTTCCGTAGAACGCAAAGATATTGTATATGTCGGCAACCAATCCCTTCTTGAATGTGTCTGGATCAAAATTGTTGTCGTAGACAAGAACTTCGTCTGCGTCGATCATGAGAGAATAATCTGCCTTGTCTCTTGCGAGTTTGAGTGCTCTAGAACGATTCGTTCCGAAGTTGATCCAAGGTTCTTCGTGGAGTTCTCCGGGAATTCCTACGTTGTTGAAGAACTCGCGAATCTTTTTCTGAGTCCCATCGGTGGAACCTGTGTCTACGATAACCCAATGATCGATTACTGGAAGAACTGATGCGAGACATCTCTCGATGACCTTCGATTCGTTCTTGACAATCATACAAAGAGTGATTGTCTTCTTTTCGGTCAGGGGTTTTTTGGGTTTCGATGGAGTGGGTGAAGCACTCAACATCTCGGGTGTAATTATGGTTGGTTTGTTTTTCGTGGGTTCAATCAAAGAATTCATAACATCTGTTGACATGTTTTTCTCCATGATAAAGTCGATTCTCGGTATGTATTTATAACAAATTTTTATGATCAATAGTTAGTCATTTATTTTTTTTGCGAATGATGAATTATAATACCTCTACTATTTAATTTTTTTTTATTGGAATAAATTATATTAAACTTTGTTTCTGAATCGACATAATAATATTTTTTTAAAAATTAAAATATTATTTTTAATTTATTTTTTACTCCTATCCAAAACTCCCGATTCACTCCATTTCTCCACATAAGCTGAAAAATCTTTACGCCATATTGAACTCTTGTTGGGTCTATATCTAGATAAACCAAAGTGATTTATGAAAGATTTGTTATGTTGTAAAATATTTAGATTAGCTAATTGAACTTTTTTTACAATATCCCAATCTGCATAAGCAACAAAAAATCTTTCGTCAAACATTCCAATTTTTTTAAAGGTATCTGTTCTCATAAACATCATATTACAAGATATGTATTCTTTATTTTGCCATTCGAGGGTTTTGTTGACGGTGGAAAACTTAGTTGTAACGGGGGATATAATTCCCACATTTTTATTGTTTAATTTTAATATAATTTTATTCCAATCTATAAATTGTGGTATAATGTCATAATCACAAAAACAAACAAAATTAGTTGAACATTTTTTGATTAAGTTGTTTCTAGCTTTTGACAGTCCAATGTTATTGATATTATTATCATGAACATGAATATTTACACCCACTACAGATTTTAAATAAGTCATGAAATTGTCATAAGCGCGCTTATCCAATTCTGTTGATGTGTATTTTACTACAATGACATCTATGTTACTATCCATTATTTTTAAAATTTATATTTGATGCGTAAGAAAATTCGTCTGTCATCGGAAAAATTTCATCACTTTCTGAAAAATGACGAATCATTTTTGCGTATTTTTCGACTTGCATATTTTTGTTAAAACAATATTTGTGTATTAAAAAGTCACATAATTTATTCATATTTTTTTTCTTTTCCACTTGTTTGGGAAAGGTTTGTTTGGAATATATTATTCCATAAGTATCATAAAAAGTTCCCATACCATATTGAACATACGGAACATCTCTCAAAAGACAATCAATTGCAAATGTGGAATTGTAAGAAATAACGAACTCACAATTTTTTATTATGTCTATAGAAGTTTTTCCATACAAACAACCGTGTTTTTTTGCTATTTCTGCTAAAGAGTCGTATACTTCCCCCGAATTCCACGGATGCATTTTTACGAATAAATTTTTACCATAGAATTTACAACATTCATCCACAAATTCATAGTATTTTTTTGTGTCAGTGACCATATGTATAGATCTATCTTTGGGATTTTGGAGAGCTAAAATTACACCATTCCAATCTTCTGGTGTATTCTTTTCTTTATGACAAGGATTGAATTTCGATTGTTTATTTGGTTCTAGTGAAAAAATTATATCTTTAGCAGAAAGTCTTCCATTCAATTCAAAATTTTCTATTTGGTCGTAAGCATATTTTGTATTCAAAGAACATGTTTGATAAGCACCAACAGTATCTATAAATTGTGCATTATTAAAAAAACCTGATTCCATAATCCCATATTTTGTTCCGTAGTCGTGAGAAAATGGGAAATATCCCCAATACAAATTATAAGAATCATTATTTTCTTTTGATTTCTCAAAAGAAAATCCAAAAGCATTTGCCTGTTCTTCTTCTTGTATGGAGGACAAATTGTAGTTTTTTATATATTTCGGTAAAATTATATTTTTCATAATTTCTCCACGACAGGAATCTTTGGTATCAACGATTTCATCGTGGTGTTCTCGCTATTTTTTTCGGGAAACTTATAGAGAATGTCCGATCCTCCATAATCATCATAATGTGTTTTCAAAGCTTCTTCGAATATTTCTTTGACTTTGTCTACCCCAATTTTCTCTTTGAAGTGTTCTTTTATGTCTTGAATAGTTTGATGATTTGGGTCTTTGTATATTTCCAACCACCCAATGAAATAATTCCAAATTCTGTCTTCTAATTTCAATGGATATGGAACTCCATTCGGCCTACCAAATCGGTGTATCCATTTAAACTGTGGAAGGCATATTGTTCTTCCCCCGTTTTGACGAAATTTTTCGTGTATATAACCCTCTTCACCACCAAAACCTCGAAAATTTTCATTGAACTCTAGCCAATTGTCGGTCTTACAGGCAAAAACACCCAAACCCTGCATGGGAATGTCAAAAGGTTCATTCTTTTCTAATGCTTCTTTATTTGTTGCCCATGTTCCATACATCGAATCCCTCCACACGGGATCGAAATGGGTAGAAGTGTTTTTTAAGTCGTCGTAAAGAAGTGGGCCTTGAACCAAGTTTTTTTGATTCGATATATTTCCTTCAAAATAATTGATTAAGTGGGATATTCCATTTTTGTATAACATTACATGTGGGTCCATACAGATGGTATATTCAGACTCAGAATTCTCAAAAATTAAATTTCTAGTTGAAGTGGATCTTTTTTCCGTGTATGGAATATACTTACCCTTGACCCAGTTTTGAACAAAACTTTTAGTTGCTTCTCCGTGTTTACTGGAAGGGTTGTTGTCGATTACAATATAATCGACATCTTTTTCATCTAAATTATGATACATCCTTAGAGACTGTATGGTGAAATAGACACCATCATAGTCGTCGTAAGTTGCCATTCCAATCGTCAATTTTTTCTTATTCTTTGAAAAAAACATAATAATCTCCATTCTATACTATGTATTTATTATTCTCCTCCTGATGTTTGGCAGGGAGATAATCCAGGATCACCCGGCTGCCAAGGTTCTGATTCTGTCTCCCCATAATTTCCACATTCCTCACATTCAGAACAAGGAACTATTTCACTGGTAACTTCCAATTGAACTGAGATTATTGAATCTGCACCTGATTCTGGGCATATAGTTCCACATCCATACCAAGCCTCAGTGTCCAATTGAGAGCAATTTTGTTGAGCTCCCTCCTCTGTGGTGGAAGATGAACTACACCTTACAGCTACTACTTGACCAACTGCACCACAACAATTTCCTTCACTCACTTCACTCGGAACTCTGTATTCTCTTCTGCAAACAAAACAATCAGGTGCCACTGTTGTAGTAGTTGGTTCTGGTGTCGTTGTAGTTGGTTCTGGTGTCGTTGTAGTTGGTTCTGGTGTCGTTGTAGTTGGTTCTGGTGTCGTTGTAGTTGGTTCTGGTGTCGTTGTAGTTGGTTCTGGTGTCGTTGTAGTTGGTTCTGGTGTCGTTGTAGTTGGTTCTGGTGTCGTTGTAGTTGGTTCTGGTGTCGTTGTAGTTGGTTCTGGTGTCGTTGTAGTTGGTTCTGGTGTCGTTGTAGTTGGTTCTGGTGTCGTTG